GGTGTCTCCTCAAGGAACGCTAGCCCTACCCTGTCGTTGGTCTGCCCAAGGATAGAGAACACTAGCTCACGCATGAACGTAGACTTACCCAGACCAGAGCCAGCACATATGGTGACAAGCTCAGTCGGACGTACACCAAACGTCATGTCATCTAGTCCCTTGTATGGGTAACGTACCTCTGCCTCCTCCAATGGTTTCTTCAGCGCCTCACGCAGAGAACCCAGCATCACCATACCATCAGGTGTGTAGGTCTTCGCCGCCCACCACCTCTTGATGAAGTCATCCTTGTCTGCGTTCATCAGGTAGTCACACGCATCCTTGTGTTCACCATGATGGAAGATCCTCGCCTTACCACCAAAGATATCAGCACACTCTAGAGCAGCAGAGCGGCCATGATCGTCGTTGTCAAAGCAAAAGATAATATTATCGTACTGATCCAAGAAGTCGTAGGATCTGCGGCAATCAGCAGCAGCACCTTGGGCGCCATTACGAATAGACACAACAGGATACTTGCCACCAAACATTTGATAGGTTGCCAAGGCATCGAACTCTCCCTCCACTACGGTTATGTATTGACCACCACTGGGGAATAGGTGCTGACCATACAGCCCAGCCTTCTTCCAATCCCCACCAATCTTGAACTGCTTGTCAGGATACCTAGTCTTCACCGCCACTAGCTCACCGACAGGATCATGATAACCAAACAGAATGTTACCTGCCTTCTGTTGTGCTGAGTATGCCGCCATCGTAGTAGCTGTCAACGCCCTGTCCTGATAGCCTCTGTATGGCTCTGTGAAGGCCGCTTTGTCGAACCCTTGTCCGGGTACTACTCGTTCCTTTATGTCGCTCACAGAGCCTCCTGTGTCCTCTGACGGGGTGAACTTAGCACAAGCAAAGCAATAGCTAGATCCATCCTCGTTGTATGACAATGCATCACTAGAACCACAGTCATCACATTGCTGGTGTAGCTTGACGAATGCCATCAGTGTAGTGCCTCCGCATCTCCAAACAATTCTGTGTACTTGTCGAGTACTTCATCATGACTCAACTCCTCGCTCATCATAGCACGAGTCAGCTGGATGTACATCTGTATCAATTCCAGAGCAGGAACAGATTGCAGCTGGTACTCAAGTAACTCTTCAATCATTTCATCTTTAGTCATACTATGTAGTTCCTATGTATTAGTAATAGTATTAGTAATAATATTAATACTTAGTTATCTATATAGAGAGTATAACACATTCCAAAAGAAAAAGTAAATGTACTATTCACACTGTTTGATAACTCTCCCCTTCTCACCGTGGTATTGCTCAACCTCCATGTCGAGCAAGCACAAGAACTTGTCTAGTTGACCTGACCGCTTGAGTTTCCACAGCGCCCTGCGTTCGATGTTGCGTACTGATTCACGCGAGATGCCCAACACCTCTGCTATCTGCGCGTGTGTCATACCGTCCCTCATGTTAGAACCTCATCATTGATCTATCTTTAAGCTTGACTAGCTTGCCATTCTTACCACAGTACAGGTCAACAAATAAGTCAGTCTTCATTGCCTTCTCACTCTTGAACACCATGTACTCCACACCGTGATCTGGTTTGAAGTCACGTAGGCGTTTGACCACACGGTACACAGCAAGGCGTCCCGGCTTCGACTCATCAACAGGTGTAATGTAATAACTCATAGCTCAATCCACCTCCCAAAGGCTTCGTCTAGTTTACGGTACACATTGTCGCACCACTCGTTAGCACTGTAGTCAGAGATGACAATCATAGGCTCACGCTCTGACCCGTTGTTGTAGATCAAAGAGAACCACCCACGACAGTTACCCTCCACATCGTATGCCTCCACCTGATCCATCTCAGTCTGTGCTAGGTTCTTCAGGATGTGCAGCTTGTCACTACACCCATGCACAGATAGTTCTTCACCGTCCCACACTGACACCTTACCACTGTCCCACAGGCACAGGTCCACCAGCTTCTGAATCACAGGCCGTTCACACGGTGCTGCATACTCTGGATACTTGTTGTCAAATACAACTACCATTTGCTTTCCTCCATGTCATCTGCAATAAGATCATAAATATAAGACGAGTTGAACCAATCAGTAACAGGCTGACCACGTACTCGTATAAAGTAATCATCAACCATACCTGTCATTTCGTCAAACGAGTACTTGATCGTGGCACATACTGTCATCCACGGGCAGTCAAGCTCTGTGTCAAACGTTCTGTGTATCATCGCTTCCCTCCAACACGTTTATCATTCGATCAAGGTGTTCCAGCGCCGCTGTCTTACCCAAGGCCATACCGTGCATGAAAGATCCTAAGCTAGTATCAAACCTATCACGCTTGTACCTACGCATATCTCTCAGGTTCTGCGCCTTACAGTCACGCAAGTTCTGTCTGAAGTTACGCAGTTCTGTCAGTAGATCAGGACTCATGTGTAGTCTCCTCCTTCTCAGTTATTACAGTATGGTTCAACGCCAACAGATCGTCAATCCTCTGCTTCAACTCCTTAATCTGGTTCTCCTTGGCAGTCAAGTTACGCACCTGAATAGCATGACCATACTCGTACACATCCTTGACCAGTGTCAGTGCAGTCTCCACCGTCAACACGCTCGACACCTTCCCTAAGAACGCATCAGGCTCCTCAAGCATATGCTCAATTATGTCTCCATCACTATACCCCCACCGCTCCATCATTTCAAGCGCATCGATGATGTTATCAGGCTCTATGTAATCCATGATCTCATCATCGTAATCGCACAAGTCAATGGTAGTCGTTACTTCAATCTCACTGCTTCTCCAACCCATGATACTTCTCCTTAGTTAAATGCATTTAAGTTACAGCGTCTCTCAACGCGACTACTTAACGTGCTCGACAATGACTGATGCCGTGTCGAACTTGTAGCACAACTGGCAGTCGATACACTTCTGCCCTGTGCAGTTTGCATCACCACGATACTTAGTAGTGACGTTGTTGAACACACGATGAAAACCACGAGGTGGCTTACGCATCACGCGATCAATCTTGGGATTACTGTAAACAAGAATCATATTCTCAGGTACATGATGCCTGTTGGGACGCACTATGTCAACTCGCTTAGTCCACAGCGCAAACGTACAGTGACCATTACTCTCTGCTATGTCACACAGATTGAGGAAGTGGGTGTCATTGATTAACTCCCCGTGACCATGAAACCGCACGAATGCGGCGTTGATCTTGGGTATGTCAACCTCCCTATCACTACTAAGTATGTCACTATTACGCTGGAATGATGGTTGACAATTCTTACGATAGGTACTCAGCATCCGCTGGCTGTAACACATCGTGCAAATGTTGTCCTTTCCACCACTCTTGTACTGCTTGACACAGTACGGGTTCGTCGCTGTGTTGGTATTGATAGCAGGAATACCCGCTAACTTACCACTCATCTTGGATACACTAACTCTACTCATACAGTCTGTCCTCCTCCTCCCTAGATAAAACCATTGCATCAATATTATCAGGGCTACCCTCAATGATTAACTGCTGCATATTCAGGCAGTCCGTCTCCGTACCCCTGTACACAATGGCAGTGCCAAGCCAGTGCTTGCTGGAATCCCAGACAAATACCCCGTAGTTTGTGAAGTCCATCACTCCTCCTCAGTTATCAGTATCCAATCGGACGGGTCTTCTTGCGCGTCGATCCACGCCCACGCTTCTTCGTTGCTGTTGAAGTACAGCACATCCTCAAACGAGATGGTAGCTGCGTTGAATACTCTTACCATGTCACTTACTCCTCAACTATGAGTGTAACCATCAGTCTCAATGGCGAGCCACATACCACACCACGGCACTACGACTGCACCATCCATGCAAAAACCAGACTCAACACTACGCCTAAACTGCAGGTAACTCAAGTCTGATCCACCACGTTGCCACACACGTAACAGTGCATGACGTTGTTCTTTGGTGAGTGTCATCACATCCTCCTTAGTCATACATCCAATGAGGATCAGGCTCCTCACCATCGTAGTTAGCAGACCACTCGTTTAGGTAGTAGTCCTTGTCACGCAACAGCTCCACCCACACACGCCTCCACTCAGGGTATCGCTCGCGTATCCTTGATGCCTCCGACCACGCATCATCTTCGTTCGACCACTCGTTATCACTAGCACGAGTCTCATCGTTGCACTCATCACGAGCCATTACTATCCAGCCCATAGCATCACACCTCCCAGCATTTCTTAAATGCATTTAAGTTTTGATATGACCGGACGTTATTGTCCCAGCCTGTACATATTATCGCATGGTATAAGGGCTATGTCAAACCAGAGGCTCTGTATGGCCCTGTGAGAGACGATAACAAAAGCAAGGGTAGGGTATAGGGTAGGAATAGAACGTGCCTTAGAGAGCTTCTGAGAGCTTCTGAGAGGCATAAAAAAACCCCATCATTGCTGAC